CACGTTTACGTTTTACAACAAGTAATTCTATTGTGCCGTCATCAAGTTCTCTAAATATAACGTTGTCTGCAGTACGTTGTTTTTCTGCAAATTTCTTATAGACAAAGTCATTAGTGACTTCTGCAACATCATCTTTTATAGGATCTATAGAAGATATATCTTCTGGTACTATATCCGCTGCTGCAGCTTCAACAGTATCTGGTGTTTCAACATCACCTAACAATTCACCATATTGTCCATATTGTTCTTTGTCTAATTTTTTCATTGCTTCAACTACATAGTCAGGCATAAATTCTCTACCTAAAGTTGCACGTGGACCGTCTGATATAACAGGATAATTATTTCTAAATACTGCATTAAAGATTGAAGAATCATTAGGAAATATTTCATCTAGCTTATCACCAACTAATGAAACTATTGCAGTTTTACCTTCGACATCTACTGTCTTTGTAAATAATTTTTCAATATCATCTACTGAAGAAATCTCTCCTAAATCTAATAAAAATATTTCGCTTGTTCCTTGAAAAGGTCCTGAATCTGGTTTTCTAAACATATTTAAACCACCTGCAGCTACTGTTGCATTGTCTCTTAATTGTAATTTAAAACCAGTTATTAAGCCAGTTTCATCACCAATTATAGGTTCTATACTTAAATTTAAATCATTTCTTACTTTAGATCCTGGTGCAACTTCTTCTAAATTATATGGACCGTATACTAAAAGTCCGTCTTCTCTTCCAGTAAAATTTGAAGCATACAAATCAACATCTTCTTCGCCAATCCAACTAAATAATTTTAGACCGTCTTTATACAATTCACTTGTAAATTTTTTTTCTGCTGTTTGTTTAAGAGCAGACTTTATTAAGTCATCTAAATGTTGGATTATTATAGCAATTCTAGGATCCACTATCCTCCAATCATACGGTCAAATTGATCTATAGAACTAAACAAATAACTTAGATCGTTACGTTCTTGAATACCTCTCTGTTGTGCTTGAAGTTCTGGTTCAAATTTTTCTTCTGCAAAAGTTGTTAGTTCTTCTCCTGGTGTTGAAGGTATCATTATTTCTTTTGGTGAACCTGGAAATAATCTTTCAGCTAAATCTAAATTCTTTTGATACTCTGCATTTGCAGTTTCGTAATCTTTATCTGCTTGTATGTAATAATCAGAAAATGCTATAAGTTCTGCGTCAGTAAGTTTACGTGTAACACCTGCTGCTTTTAATGCTGAATCTATTTGATTCTTTACAAACTCTGGAGATGGTGAAGAATATACTTTAGGTAACAATGGTGGTTTAGTAAAGTATCGTTCTTTTTCTGCACTTATTTGTGAATATACATCTGTCATGTTTAAGTTAGCGTCAGTCATAGCACTAGCCATAGCTACTGTTGTTTTATCTTGCCATGCACCTTGTTCTAAGAAAAATGATTCTACATCTAAATAACCTGCTTGCATAAGATCTACTTGTATTGCTTTTATTTCTTGTGGTGCTAATGAAATCCAAGATATTTTTTGTGAGTCATTAAGACCTGGACCTTGACCAGATATGTGATCAAAATTACCATAAAACAATTCTTCAGGTACATTACCTGCATATACTTGTTCTGGTAACATTGCGTCTTTCATTTGTTGTGCTGAAGGATCGCCGTCTTTAAATGCGTCTGCTAAATCAGGTTGTTTATATATTGCATAGTCAGGAGTAATGCCACCAAAAATTTGATACTCTGGTGCTGCACTTGTTAGGCTATTATAATCTAACCACATGTCTAATTGTGCTTGTGCTTCTTCCTTATCACTTGACAAATCAATCATTTCTTTTGAAGGATCTTCTGCAATATCTTGTTCTATAAATTGCAACTCATCATAACTAACAGTTTGTATTTCACCTACAGATGAACCATCTGGTGTTTTTGTTCCAATAGCAATCGTAAATGTATCACCAGTATCTAATGCTGTGTTAAATTTACCATCACTGTTAAAAGATTCGGCACCTTCTAAATAATCTCCTGTTGGTTCCCAGTAACCACTTTCTTCATTAAATGTCATAACTGGTTTTGTTACAACAGTAGGTTTTGAAAAACCTGGATATTTTCTGTAAGATTTACCTTCTGCAGGATAAAATCCTTCAACCATATTCATTGGTGTATTGTTTCTAAACCAATCATCTAAGTCTTCTGATATATAAATTATTCCACCTTCACCACGTGGTGGACGTATAACAACGCCTAGTAATCCTGTATCTTCTACATATTCATCAAGTTTTGTATTTAAATAATCATAATATGCTTTCGCATTTTCAGAACCTTCTGGTCCTTTTATACCTGTAGCAACATCTAAACCTCTGTAATAATCTTTAACTAATTTTTCATCTGATTTCCATTCAGGATTTGTACTCTCCATTGCAGTGTTAATTATTGTAAGTGGTTTATTTACAGCCATTTGTCCACGTTGATTTGCAGGAACATTTTGTTCTTGCACAGGAAATGAAGCAGAAAAAGGAATATAATCAGATTCTATTTTTCCTTGTACTTGATCGTATAAAGCTATTTCGTTGTATATCTTAGCAATAAATAACTGATCGTTAGTTTCATTAACTAACGCTAACAAATCTTGTGTAATTTTATCATCAGGAGTAAATCCTTGTTGAGCTATTACGTTATTTATTAAAGATTGCCTTTGTTCTTTTGTCATTAAATTTCCTCTGTATCAGGTAACTGTGGTAAGTATACACCGTATTCTTTAAGTGTATCATAGTCATATTGCAAATCTTCTAAGAAATCTGTACGTTCCTGGAATAAAGGAAGAAGTACCCTTTCAGCTACTAATTGAAAATCTGCATTTTTATTTATTAATCTACCTATTGTGTCACGTAATTGTTGACGTTCTTTTAACATTGATCTTGATGTTCTCCAACCATCTCTTGATAATCCTGCATTTAAAGAACGTTTTTCTAATGTATTAATCATTCCAAACACAATACGCAAATCTCTACCAACATTTGATTGTGATAATTTTCTATTATTTTTCCAATCTTTAAGTTCTTCGTATTGCATTTCTAATGTAGCTGTTTGTGGTAATCCAGGTATTGTAGAATCAAAACCAGGATACTTATTACGTGCAACATCTCTAAAAAATGTCATTTCACGTTCACGCATTAAGTTTTGATAAGGATCGTTAATGTCGTATGTTTGTAATGTAGATACTCTTTTTTCCTCCATAAAAAATTGACCTAGTCTTTGATTACGTTTAGCTAACCACTCTTCTGGTTTTAATGGTTCACGTTGTTCACTAGCTATTGTTCTTACGTATGCTTCATAATCAAACGGACCACCGCCGCCTTGTGGTATTGCATACTGTGCAGTTATAGAATACTTTTCAAATAACTCTGGATTATCTTGTTGAAACTGTACACCACGTTCATCTACAGGTCTAGGTTCTATAACAACTGTTTTAGGTGTTGCAATGTCTATAGGATTAAAACCAAACTCATCTATAAAATATTTAGTTGCATAATAATTGTCACCAGGAGTATATAAAAATTTACCAGTTTCTGGATCTTTAGGTGGTGTTTCTAATAACTCTCTATACCTATCTGCAAGCATTTGTACAGAATAAACATGTCCACCATTCTTATCATTACCTACATCAAAACGTGGATTAAGTCCTACTGGACCAACAAACTGTGAAGCTGCTTTTATAAATGCTAGATTTTTAGCAATACTTCTAGCTTCTTTCATTAATTCTTCTTGTTGTACTTTTGTACGATCATCACTACCGTTAGCTTTTAATATTCTATAAACATCAATAGTTGTGTTAGAAGCAATACGTGTCAGTTCGTTTTGACCTACATCTTCGTTATATGCGTATAAACCTTGTACTGTATTTCTTAACCATGCAGGAACACCTGCTGCAGCAATTAAGTCACTGGCAGATCTTACATCTGGTAAGCCATAAGGAAACATAATCTTTTTAACTTCATCAAAATTAGGACTTGCATTTATAAAAAAGCTAGCAGGTATAGCAACTGCAGGACCAATGCCTGGTACTACTTCTAATGCTAAGTTAAGTGATCCTGCATAACCAGGCAATCTTACACCTACATCTCTGTCTTCACCAAACAATGCGTCAGATACTAAGTCGTCAATCATAGGATAATAAAATACTTCTTCTCCAGTTACTTCATCTTCACCTAAAAATCCTTCCCCTTCTACAGGACTAAATGGATTATTAGAACGTGCAGCGTTAACAGTTACTTGACCTCTACGTAATATCTCTGGATTTTCTTTTAAAAGTTTTGACCATGTAGTCATAATTTCTATATATGCTTCACCGAATGGAAATATACCACGTAAGTTATATGCAAGTTTTTTACGTTTAGTTAAGTCATACAACAAATCTTGCACTTCAGTCAATGCACGTGCTTTTGCTATTCTATCAATTAAATCAACGTCACCAGATTTATCTGTAAAACCAAGTAAATCTGCTTTTTCTTTCATGTTGTTATTAAATACATCTTGTACATCATCTACTTCTGATTCCAAATTAAATATATCTTCTTGTAAATCATCTACACGTTGTTTTATATTTACAGGTACAATATCATCTTCGTATGTAACACCTGATCCGTATGTGCCTGTAATATCAAGTTCAAGTTTCATAAGTTCTTCTTGTTTATCAGTTACTTTATCTTGTATTCTTTTTTTCTTTTTATTTAATGCAACAGACAACTGTTCAAATTCTTCATCTAAATCTTCATAGTTAACACCTAAACTTTTATCTTTTGCATTTAATTCATCTACTTTACGAATAAACATATCAATATTTATTTCTGTATCTGCTTTACGTAATTTTTCTGCAGGCAAACCTATATCAGCTTTAATTGTAGCTAACATATTTTCATCAGGTAAGTTAGCATTTAATGCACCTGCAACCTTAAACTCTTTACCATTTACAGTATATGTTCCACCTTCTAACATTACTTGTCTCATCTTGCCTGACATATACGGAAGCATATCAAATATTGTTCTCCAGTATGCTTGTCTAAATACAGGTGAACGTGAAGCATTATCTGTTCTTTGTCCCATTAATGCGTCAAATGCTTTGTTTGTATAAAATTCTAATTTACCTACATTATCTATGTAATCAGTTTTACCTACAGCAACAACGTTAGGCAAATCATCAATGTATTCATCAGACAACAATGTCTTCTTTACAGATTTATATAACTTTTGATCGCCGTTTTTTATGCTGTCAAAAAAATCATCTAATGTTTCATCAACATATTTTTTACCATCTAGTCTATTTAATCTATTACGAAGTAACATTTCTAATATATTGTTATTAGCTATTTTTTCTACAGATAAAGGAAATGGAGATTTGCTAAAATCTAAATCATCAATATTTATTTTTCTTGATAAATCGTTTAATACATCTAATTCTTGTGTAAATGAACCACCTGCTAATTGATTTACACGTGCAGTAATAGATTCTGCGTAAGCATATCTACCACCTGCTGTACTCATTCTTGCTCTATAAGAATCTCCGCCTTTACTGTATGCTTCTATAATTTCTTTTGCACGTGATGTATCTCCTTCAATAAATTCTTTTAATCTTAGGTCTCTTTGTTTTTTATTTAATGCGCCTCTATATAAAAAGTTAAACAATCTGTCATAATGTAAATGTGCAACTTCACGTACAATACCGTCATCAAAATATTTGCCTATGAGTCTAGGTTGTGTTTCCTGGTTACGTAATGCGTCTTCTTTTGATACAACGTCCATAGGGTGAACACCAGGTTTTTTACGTCTTCTACCTGCTTTGTATGCACCACCAAACAAATAATCAAAGTTGTTTGATCCATACCTACGTGAACTAGCTTGTTGCCACTCTAACGCTTCGTCTAATGGATTACCTAATAAATCTGCAAACTGTACATTTTTACTTGTCCATCTTGCTGCTTCAGTTTTATTAGGTTTTTTAAGTAGTCCTAATGACAATACAGATAATGGTCTTGAAAATATATTGTCATAACCACGTGTATACATACGTATCTGCTCTTCACCTACAACACGAAGTAACCATGCACCACGTAACAAAACAAATGGTTTCCAAAAATCTGAATAATAACTGTCTATAATTTTAGACATTGTTCCTTGACGTATATTGGCAGGTAATTTACTAAACATATCTATTCCTGCTTCTGACGCTTTTGATCTAATTAAAGACATAGAGTTCATAGCTTTAGCTAATTGTCCTGGATCTGGTAAAGGTATAGTTCTATTAATAAATTCTGTTAACAAATGTGGATCTGGATTAACAAATGTTTTATTATCAATAACTGTTTGAGTTAATTTTGAACCAGGATTAGCAACATTGTTACCTGTAACAGCGTCAATAAAATACGCACGTAGTTCTGGAAGGTAATCTTCAAATATTCTACTAAATGTGTATGCGTCTTCTGCGTTAACACCATAGTTTTGTACTAAATCATCTGTAGCAAATGTAACCATATCTTTTACAACGTTAAATAATCCTGTTTGATCGCCATCTTGAAGTCTTACAGCTCTGTTTATAATCTGATCTTTAGCTACAGAATCAACAGTAGTTTGATCTAACCAACCTTTTATATTTGTTACTGCGTCATCTAGTTGATTACTGTCAACATACCTATATGGAAACTCACCTGCGTATGTAGATAATATTCTTGCTGACCTATTTGGACTATCCATAAGTTTTGTTTTAATAACTTTTTTAGCACCAAATAATTTACCTGTACCTTCTGGTACACCACCTAATAATTCTTCTGTTTTACCACCTAAGAATCTACTTATTGAACCTACTGTTGGTGCTTCACCTATACCAAATGGACCAAAAGGATCTTCTAAAAATTCTGTTAATAAATTCTGCATTGCAGTTTGTTTTTCTGCTGCAGTTTTTGTAAAGTCTTGTGATATATCCATAAAAGCTGCAATAGCTTCTCTATCAGTAATACCTGTAAGTTCTATAAATTTGTTAGGACTATCTAACTCTGAAAGAAAATTTATTAATTTTTTACCACCTGGATCTTTATTTAAATAATCTGATACTGATCTACCAGATATAAACGGAAGTCCCCAACCTTTATTAACTGCACCTATGTATTCTTTTTGTGCTTTAGTTAATTTATCAGGTTCTATTTTTTTTAATTCTTTTACTAAATAATTTGGTACTTTTAATGCTTTTCTGCTTTTGCTAAAAGCACCTAATCCTAAAGTTAGATAATTTGCAGGATCTAAAAACAATGCTTTACCTGCGTCTAATACACCAGATACAACATTAAAAGTTCTAGTGTTAGGTTCTACTACTTGCAATGCTATTGATCTTCCTAGTGATATAGGCGCTGTTCCGAATCGACTTGTCATTGTAAAGTTTTCATTACCTACTTGCGATTGTCTATCTATAGATGTAATTGGTGTACCAAGATAATTTTGTATAATTGATTGCGCTCTACCTTCATCAAAACCAGAACGAATCATATATTGATATTCGTCATAGAATTTTGACTGTGGATTAGCAGGATCAAATACATCTGACTGTGGTAAAAATCCTTTACCTATATTTAATTTTCTCCCTTTTCTTAATTCACCTATTGCTTGTTTAACAGTAGATTTTCCTGATTGCCTATATGCTTCTCCAAAAGTTAATGATTCAGCTTTGTTACCAAAAGTAGAAGCAATAAAAGAGTTTATAGGTCTGTCTACTGTAGTCCTATATAAATCTTCTAATCCTAAAAATCCTAAACGAACACCTGCTTGTATTGGTTCAAACACTTTATCTAATAATGTTTCACTATTAGATTGTGCAATAGTTCTTGATATATCTTGTAATACTTGTGATTCAGGTTTTACTTGTAAAGTAGTTAGTGATGTAATTACATCAGGAGAAAAATTTGGATATGCTTGTGATATTGCAGAAGCACGCATTGCGTCTTCTTTTGTTATAGATTGTTTAGCACGTTTATACGTTGCTTGTCTTTTAATTATTTCTTGATATAGTTCTTGCTCTTGTGCAGGATTGTCTCTATGAAATTCTGCCATTAGGTATTACGCTGCGATCTACCTATCTGTTTATCAGAAGCAAACTTTAGTAAACCTAAAAGTTCTGCAGTAGGATTAACTTCTGCCATTGCACGTATTAACATAACATCATCAGGTTCTAAATATTGATCTTCCATTGGTGGACGTGAATAAGCATTTAGATCATCTTCTCCTGGTGCAAATACATCTCCAATACCTGGTGGAACTCCACCTAATTGTTGAGGTGCTTGTTGTGGTGCAAGTTCAGTTTGTGGTTGTTCTACGTTTCCTTGTCTTACTTGGTCAACAAGTGCAGTTTCTTCTCCTGCTGATTCATTAACCATACCTCTTACATCTTCTATTGTTGGTGCAACGCCGTCAGTTCTTCTTGATAATTTACCTGGACCACTTACTGCAGCAGGTCTTTTAACTCCGCCTCTTCTTCCACGTTCCCTACTACTGCCATTCGCCATTAAAGTCTCCCTGTTGTCCAAATAATATTATAATTCCGTTTGGTATATACTGAACAAACATTCCTTGTGGCATATTAAATATTGATGGTTCTTCATTATATATCTCGTCTTCGTAATCAGCTAATTGGTCTTCTGTTCTTTGCCACACATCTATTAAACAATTTTCTACAATATCACTAAATCTAAAATTTGTAAATTCACGATCGTTAAATGGATTAGGCACCTTGCATACCTCCCATTAATAATGATCTTATATCTGGTGCAGGACCTTGTGGTACTGGTTGTCCACCGCCCATCATTTGTTCTAATAGCGCAGCTTCTCCTTCTGGTACTTCTGGATCTTCTGCTGTGTAAAATTTATCTAATATACTTTGCATACTATTTGGATCTTTATAAATCTGTACTAACGCCATAGTTGCTTTTGGATCTCCTTGACTTGCTTGTACTTTTAATGTTTCAAACAAAGTACGTTCTGCTTCGTCTTTAAGTATTCTATCATTAATCTTTTGTATATTGTCAAGACCGTCCATATTCTCTTGCAATGTTTCTTTATCAATAATACCTGCTTGTAATAATTGTAATCCAGAAACTATTTTTGTTGGTTCATCAAAACCTGCCATAACACCATACACACGTCTTGTTTTGTACATACCTTGTATGTCTGTGCTTGGTGTGTATTGTTCAGCATAAGCAGTTCCTTTTAAGTAACCTGCTAATGGTTTTTTTGTATTACCATTAAGTACTTCGTCCATTTCTAAACGTTTATAATCAAGTTGTTCTATTGCTGTTTTTAATGATAATTGATATTCTTTTACGTTTAAATCTACAGATGATAATAACTCTTGCAATCCTCTACCTGTAACAAAAGAGTTAGGAGATATTGCGTCATCACTTACTGGATAACTAGAGCCAACACGTAGTTGTCGTTCTATTCTGTCTATCTGTTGAAACAACTGATAAGGTACGTTGTTTGGTGGTTTAGCTACTTGTGAACCAGGTGTTAAATAATTAACTGCAAATCTACCACGTTTGTAATTTCCACTTTCTAATTCACCAACAATGTTTGTCTCTGTAAATACACTGTCTTCCATAGCTATAATTGACAAAACATTTATTTTTGCCATAGCCGCCATAAGTCCTAATACGTGATCGTATTGACCGCTTAATCTATCAAAGCTAAATCTTTTAGATATAACAAATCGTGGTCCTGACTTTAATGGATTAGGTGTAAAATCTAATATTTGTTGAGTGTCTGGTAAAAATACGTATGTACCTTCTTCATCATAAAACTCTACAAGTTCTGTACCATCAGCAGTGTGATTATCCCAACCTCTTTGAAATCCGTCATGGTATTTAAATTGACTATAACCTGATGGGAACTGACTTGATTCGTCAACCATAATTTGTGCTTGTGGGTACATACTTTTTATTACTGCGTTAGGTACAAGTCTTATAAGCGCTAATTCTTTTGGATCTTGATCTGGTCCATAATATCCTGGATAACAATCGTATGGATCACGTAATTCTGCGTGAGGGTACATAATACCTTCTGGTGACATCTTCTGTCTAATAATCCATACACAAAAACCATATCCAGGCAACCATCTTGCAGCTTGTGGTAACTGCATATCCATTTTTGAATCTTTATCTAAACTGGTTATTATACGTTCTAATTTTTCTGATTTGTTTTTAGCACGTTCACTATCTGCATAAGCGTCTACCTTTATGTCTGGCATACGTCCTAATTTCTGTGCTAAGTGTTCTAATCCAGAATTTATAAGATTAGGTATTGGTAAATCTATATCGTAGTTTTTTGCACTTTCACCTAACAATGCAGCAATACCATTACTGCCACCGTTCATTATAGAACGTACTCTATCACGATATTCATAGTGTCCACTATGTTCGTGCATGCCTTTTAGGTCATCTGTTTTAATTAATAATTCGTCTGCGGTATACACCATTACCAAAAAACCTCGTTGTATTCACTTTGTTTGTAATAACTATAAGAAGGAGTATAGTCGCTCTCTGCTTCAGCTAACATCATTTTTACATTAGTACGTATACGTTTCATAGGAAACCAACTAGCCATAACTAAGTCAGTTTTAGTTTTAACGTTACGTGAATTACTAGCACCTGCTTGTGAAAAATAAATTAACTGTTGTCTAAATACATTAACTAATCTCTGTGTTTTAGAATCTGCATACGGTATATTTATTTTTTCTTGTTCGTACATACCTACCATAGCTGTTACGCCAAATATAGGATCCCATTTATTTTTGTATGTTTGATGTCCTTCTATACGTACACCGTGATTTGCTGCCCACATCTTAATATCTCTGTCTTGACCAATAGCACGTTGAAAACCATTTTCTTCTATAATCCAATGACTTAACCAATACTTCTCATACCATTCTTTCATTAAATTATGCGCTTTAATAATACCGCCACCTTGATCATTTTTCATATCTACTAACCATACTTGTTGTGTTTTTGCGTTATATGCCCAAAGCACTGCTGCCTGGTATCCTGTACTAGCAGGATCGAGTCCTGCAATAAGACTTGTGTGTGGTGGTATGTCTCCTAGTTTCCTTGATTTATCTAAACACTTATCAATCATCTCTGCTGTAAATAACTCCATACCTTGTGGTATAGCTTTGTTTAGATAGACCATCTCAAATATATTTCTACCGCCTGTAGTCTCTGCTGCTGCTAATTGTTCCATTAACCATTTATGTGTACGTTTTGTTGCCCATAACATGTGTTTAGTATGATCTATAGTTTCATCTTCTAATGGTACTTCTAAATCGTGCGCACGGTCTACAATAGTCTCCCATGCTTTGTTTTCTAAAAGATGATGATAAAGATCGTCTGGGTGCTGTCTTGATCCAATTACAACCATTCCTGTATGTTCTTCTTTACGTGACTGTAATGTTGTTGTCCACCAGTTCCTGGTGTTTTCTCTAGCACTTGGTTGCACAGT